CGCGCGCATGACCGGGCGGCAGGTCGCGCGGTACTGCCCGCTGTCGGGAGACGGGCGGACCCTGCTGGGGCGGGCCGTGGATCGTCTCGGGCTGTCGGTTCGCGCTCACGACAGGCTGGTGAACAGCCGCCGGTCAGTTCTGAACCGTCCCGGTATACCCTCCTAGTTCCCGCCAGCCGGGGGCGGGGGCGGCGATGACCCCCGCGGCCACGATCCCCCTCGGCTTCGAGGTCGGAACCGGCGTGCCCGTCGCCCTCCCGCTCAAGCACCTGGCCATCACGGGCCAGACCCAGGAAGCCGGAAAGACCACGACCCTGGAGGCCCTGATCACCCGGGCCGGCCTCCGGGCCATCACCTTCGTCACCAAGCGCGGCGAGGCCTCGTTCCAGGCCGCCCGGCGGATCGACCCCTACTTCCGGGAGCAGGCCGACTGGCAGTTCGTGGCGTCGATCCTGGAGGCCAGCCGGGGCGAGAAGCTGAAGTTCGAGCGCGCCTGGATCATCCGGGCGAGCCGCGGTGCCCGGACCCTGGCCGACGTCCAGGCCAACGTCCGGGCCGCCATGGAGAAGGCCCGGGGCATGAGCGCCGACGTCTACCTGACGCTCGACGCCTACCTCGAGGTCGTGGTCCCCCAGATCGCGCGGATCCGGTGGGCGCCCGGCGTGGCGCTCCAGCCCGGCGTCAACGCCATGGACCTGACGGGCCTGGCGACCGAGATGCAGCACCTGGTGATCAAGTCCACTCTCGACTGGGTGCACCAGCGCGAGGCGGGCGTCGTCGTCGTGGTGCCGGAGGCCTGGAAGTTCCTCCCGCAGGGCCGGGGCACGCCGGTCAAGCTCGCGGCCGAGGCCTTCATCCGTCAGGCCGCCGGGCTCGGCAGCTACCTCTGGCTCGACAGCCAGGACCTGGGCGGGATCGAGAAGACGATCCTCCGGAGCGTGCCGGTCTGGGTCCTCGGCGTCCAGCGAGAAGCGAACGAGATCGCGCGAACGCTCGCCAACATCCCGGCCGGGATCGCGAAGCCCCGGCCCGCCGACATCGCGACCCTGGAGCTCGGCCAGTTCTACGCCTGTTGGGGTCGCCACGTTCTGAAGACCTACGTGCAGCCCGCCTGGCTCGATCCCGAGGCCGCGCGGGCCGTCGCCCGTGGCGGGCCGGTGCCGCCCGCGCCCCCGATGAAGGAGGAGCCCGACGTGACACCCGCCGAGGCCGAGGCCCTTCGGACCGAGAACGCCCAGCTCCGGCGCCAGCTCGACGAGCTGACCGCCGAGCTCCGCCGACTACGCCAGGATCCCCGGGCGGCGCCGCCGACCCGGACGACAGCACCCCCGCCACCCGTGGCGACCCTGCCGCGGGTCTTCACCGCCACCGAGAGCCTCGACCACGAGCAGCTCTACCAGGCCATCAAGGCGCGGCTGATCGCCGAGCTCCCGGGGGACGCGCGCGTGCTGGCCGTGGTGACCGCGCGGCCCGAGCTGTGCGTCGAGGTCGAGCGTCACGTGATCAAGGTGGACGGCGCCTCCCTGCGGGGGCGGATCGCGCGCCTGATCGCGGACGGCTTCTTCACCCAGGCCCGGACGAGCGCCCAGGTCCTGGACGAGCTCCTCCGTCGCGGCGCCGACCGCCCGTCGAACATCGAGCTCGGGAACGAGCTGAAGGCGTTGTGTGAGATGGGCTTCTTCACCCGGGACAACAAGTGGTACTCGCTCGTGGCCGGGATGGCGGTCAACGTCGTCGAGCGATGAGACCGGATCTACGACACGGGCCGGCCCGCCTGGGTGAGCGCCTGTTCAATCCTCCGCCGAATGCCGGCGTGCTGGAACTCGTCCGGCCTCATCGCCCGCTGGAGGCTCTCGTAGGCCTCAGCCAGGACCTCGGTCAGCTCCGTTGTGCTGCTGTGCAACGCGCACTCCGGCTTGATCCGGCAGCCGTACAAGCAACCGTAGTCGGTCATTGTCGTCCTCCTGGACTATCCGGTCGCCGCCCTACGCACACGCGGCGTCTTCGGCTTGGCCGTCACCTGACTCTTCGCCGGCGGCTTCCTGGGCGTGTTGTCCATCACCCGCACCTCGAGCCGCCCGCCCAGCGCCAGGACGTGGCGGATCAGAGTCCGGAGCTCCACGTTCTTCGCCCCGCCCGACTCCGCCTTGGCGATCGCCTGCTGAGTTACGCCGAGCGCCCGCGCGAGCTGGGCCTGGGACAGCCCCCGCGCCTCACGAAGGTCGTAGAGCTGCTGCTCGAGGTCCATCGCCGCGAGCTCCTCCTCGACACGCCGCTTGAAGTCGGCGTCCTGCCGCTCCAGGCGCTCGACCCACTCCATCGCATCCCGTCGCTGCTTCTCCATGCTCCTGTGCCTTTCCGGCTCCGCCTGTGCGCGGCGGCGCCTTCACCAAGGCTGAGTCCGGCGGATCCCCTATCCACCGGGTCGTGCGGTTCGGCGTTCCCACGCGGGTACGTCGGCCAGCAGCCGGCGCAGCCGCGCCATCATGGCCGGCGGCACCTCGTCTTGCTTCTTCACCATGCCGTCCAGCAGCACCGCCAGATGGCCGGGGCGGAAGGTGTAGAAGATCCGCACCTGGTGGCGGCGCATTTCCCAGAGCCCCGCCTCCAGCGCCGCCGAGTGCGGGCGCCGGAGCGCGTTGCCGAGCGCGGCCAGCTTCCGGATCAGCGCGGCGGCCTGGTCCGCCTGTTCGCCCCGCAGCCCGTCCAGGAAGGCCTGGGTCGGGCATTCGCCGGCTGCCGTCGCGTACATCAGGACCGTCCATCCGTTGGCCATCGTGTGGACCCTCCTGGATCCCACCCGAACCGGGCACAACTCATACTATACAACCTAATGGTTGTTGTCAAGGGAGTGGGACGGGTGGGCGTCGGTGGCTGAGCGGACGGCGATCGGGTGGACGGACCACACCTTCAACCCCTGGTGGGGCTGCGTCGAGGTCTCGCCCGGGTGTGATCACTGCTACGCCCGGACGGACGCCACGCGCTACGGGCACGCCGTCTGGGGCGCGAAGGCGGACCGGCGCTTCTTCGGGGAGAAGCATTGGGCCGAGCCGCTCAAGTGGAACCGGAAGGCGGCCGAGGCCGGCGTGCGGCGCCGCGTGTTCTGCGCCTCGATGGCGGACGTGTTCGAGGAGCAGATCTCCTCGTCGGAGACCGGGCGGGGCATCGACGACGCGCGTCGGCGGCTCTGGGACACGATCCTGTCCACGCCGTCGCTCGACTGGCTGCTGCTGACGAAGCGGCCGGCGGGGATGCGGCGGCTCCTCCCGCCGGCCATTGCCGCGCTCGTCAATGTCTGGCCGATGGTGACGGTCGAGAGCCAGGACTATACCTGGCGGATTGACGAGCTGCTGCGGCTCGATTGCGCGGGGCCGCGCGGCGTGTCCTACGAGCCCGCGCTCGGGCCGGTGGAGTTCCGGCGGTGGCTGAGGCCGGGCCACGACTACTTGCACGGCGACGGGGACTCGACCGTCGATTGCGCTCGTCGCTGCGGTGCGTGGGCGGGCCCGTCCCGATCTGGCGGGCCGACCGGCAAGGAGCCTCCCGAAGTCGGCGGCTTCGGCCCGTGTCCGAAGGCACCCCGGCTCGACTGGCTCATCGTCGGCGGCGAGAGCGGCCCGGGGGCGCGGCGGTGTCAGGTGCGGTGGATTCGCTCTGTGCGCGATCAGTGCAGGGCGGCCGGCGTCCCGCTCTTCATCAAGCAGATGGGCGCCGCCGTCGTAGACCGCAACGACGCCGGCTTCACGGGCTGGGACGACGGCGACGGCTGGCCGGATGGCACGGAGATCGAGGAGCACATCAACGGCTATCGCGAGGACTACCAGGGCGCCCCGGTTCGAGTGAAGCTTCGCGACCGCAAGGGCGCCGATCCGTCCGAGTGGCCCGCCGATCTCCGGGTGCAGGCGTTTCCGACACACGAAAGGAGCGTGACCCATGGGTGAGGGGACCGACGTCAAGCGACTCCGCCTCTCCGACATGCACGAGGGCGCGGCAGAGGAGCTGTTCCAGGATGCCCTCGTGCGCGTGCTGGAGAACGTGGCCGACCCGAACACCGACTACCGCGCCAAGCGCGTCATCGCGATGACCTTCACCTTCAGCGTCGACGAAGCGCGCAAGGTGGGCGCCGTCGTCGTGGCGGCGACCACGAAGCTCGCCGGGGTGAAGGGCGTCATCGTCCCCGTGTACGTGGGCCAGCACGAGGGCGAGATCCTGATCGTCGAGGCCCCGAGTCAGCGCGAGATGTTCCCCACGCCGAAGCCGGCCGGGCCGCGTCGGGTCGCGGCGGCCGGGGAAGGAGACCCCGCATGAGCGCCGATGGGACGTTCGTCACCGAGCTCGCCGCGAAGCTCCACCAGCCCCAGGTCCTGGAGGGCGAGGGCCGGCCACGCCTGGTCACGCCGCCGGGGTGGACCGCGCTGGAGTGGAAGCGCCCCAGCCCCGCCCCCCTCAAGGTCGGCACGCTGTCGGCCCTGGTGGACTACCTCGAGCACAACCACGACGGCGTGCGCGTCGACGAGGTCCTCGTCCACATCGAGAGCCCGAGCCACGTCGCCCTCCGCGCCGCCCTCGAGGATGAGGCCGCGGGCTTTCGCCGGCACGCCTACCTGGTGGCGACCACCGAGCTGGTGGGCGTGGCCCCGTTCCCGTTCGGCCAGTACCTGGACGCCGAGGCCTTCGTCATCGGGCTCCAGACCGCCTTTGTGGGGGCCGACGACCGCGACAAGCTCCTGCTCTTCGTGGCGTCCATCCGGGAGAACAGCGTCCTCGAGGTGGTGGACGACACCGTGAGCCAGCAGGTGAAGACGGCGCGCGGGGTCGCCCTGGTCGACAACGCCCGCGTGCCGAACCCGGTCACGCTGCGACCGTTCCGCACGTTCCGGGAGGTCGAGCAGCCGGCGTCGGCGTTCGTGCTGCGCGCGCGGCCGGCCCAGCAGGGGAGCAAGCCCACGCTCGCGCTCTTCGAGGCCGACGGCGGCGCCTGGAAGGTGACGGCCATCGAGACGATCGCGCGGTACCTGCGGGCGGCGATCATCGGGTCGCCGACGATCCTGGCGTGACGATCGCCGTCCGGGTCTTCGGGATCCCGGTGCCGCAGGCGCGGGCGGGGCGTCGCGTGCGGACGACCGCCACCGGCGTGCCGTTCGTCCAGTCCTTCGATCGGCCCGAGTGCCAGGACTGGAAGCGTACGGTCCAGGCCCAGGTCCTGCCCGTGAAGCCCGACGTCCCGCTCGAGGGGCCGCTCTGCCTGCGGCTCCGGTTCTGGTTGCCGCGCCCGGCGTCGCTCCCGAAGCGCGTCCAGTTCCCCGTGAAGAAGCCGGACGCCAAGAATCTGCTGTGGGGCGTCGAGGATGCGCTGCGGGGGATTCTCTACCGGGACGACAGCGCGATCGTGGACCTGGACGTGTCGAAGCGGTACGGGCCGAGCCCGGGGGTCGAGATCACGGTGGAGGCGGTGGGGGCGACCACACCGAGCTGAGCGCGCGGCAGGGGGGCCGCGTTCGACAGATGAGTGATCGAGGACGCCTTTGGAAACAGAACGGCCAGGATACCTCTCGGCACCCTGGCCATCTCCGTCATCCGGTCCCGACGTCGGGAACCGGGAAGCGCGTGACACCCGCCCCGAACGTTACCCTTGACTCCTCTGACGAGTCAAGGGGTCAAGGCGAGGCAATGGGCGTTTGGACGCGCTGGCGGGATTCGAACCCGCACCCCGAAGGCGGAGGTCGGTGGTTTGGGTGTCACGCGCCTCCCGGCACCTTTCGGTCCACTCCAGATTGTCAGCGCTGGCCCCAGTATAGTGATGCCTCCCGACTCCGCAACCGCAAATGTGTCCCACCTTGGAAACGTCCGTCGGGGTCTCTGCCACGATGAGTGACCGGGGTCTCTACCGGGGCGTCCACTCCAGCCTCCTGGACGACCGGGAGTTCCGCCAACTTGAGCCCGAGGCGCGGCACGTCTTCCAGGACCTGCGGCTGGGCCGGGAAGCCGGGCCCGGCTGCATCTGGCAGATGGACGAGCCGACCCAGGTGTCGCTCCTCGCCGGACGGACGGGCTACCGGCCGGCGGTGGTCCGACGGGCCCTCGATGCCCTGACCCGCAAGCCGACTCCCCAGAAGCCTTGGCTCTTCCGCGACCTCGAGGCGGGCGTGTGGTGGGTCCGGAACGGTCTGCGGCACGATCCGAACATGAACTTGACCAACCCAACGCAGCTTGTGTCTGTCGTGCGTTCCGTCCTCGGACTACCGCCGAGCCCGCTGGTGGAGAAGTTCTTGGATTACTACGGAATCCGGAAGGCCCATGCTCTAGCCCATCGACGGGGCCTCAAGGCCCTATCCCATGGGGTCGCGCGCGCGCGCGCGTCCGAAGACCGAGAACGAAGACCGAGAACGAGAACGAAGACCGAGAACGAAGGGGGGAGTGCAGGGGGGGGGCAGGCTGCTGAGACGCCGAAGGCAGCCCAGCCCACCGGGTCGGCCCCGGGTCACTCTCGTGACCAGGGCGGAGCGGACCCGAGCCCCTGCGCCGTCGAGCAGGGCAGCATCGGGGGCGACACGGCGTACCAGTGCTCGGTGACCGGGCGGACGTGGTCGCAGGGGTCCACGGTCCCCGCGCGGTGTCCCGGGCATCCCTCAGCGAACGGACCGCCCGGGGCGAGACAGGGAACCGAACGGCTCGATGCGGTCTTGTCCCGCGTGCTGGCGGACCAGCCGAAGCCGGCCGGACCGGACGCGAACGACGCGCCACCGACAGGGCCGGGCGGCCCGGACGCCGTAGGTGTCCAGGCGCCCGGCCGGCCGGGGGTTGCCGGGCCCCTGGGATCCGCCGGCCGGAGCGGGTCCGCGCGGACGCCCGGTTCGATCAGGTCCCATGAGCCGTAAACGGCTAATACCAAAGGCCCAAGCGCCACCGGAGGCGGAGAAGCCGGCCGGCCGGGATGTTCCGCTGCCGCTCGTGACGCGCTTCCAGGTCGCCGAGTGCCTCGGCGCGGACCCGACCACGGTGGCGAAATGGGAGCGGGCGGGCCTGCCGGTCGCCGAGCGAGGGTCCGGCGGCCGGGCGTCGAAGTACGCGCTCCCCGCGGTGATCCGCTGGTACGTGGCGCACGAGCGCGCGAAGTACGAGCGGGAGACCGGGACGCTGAACCTCGACGACGAGCGGGCGCGGCAGGCGAGGGCCCAGACACGCAAGACCGAGCTGGAGATCCGCCGCCGGGAGGGGGAGCTGGTGGCCGTCGCCGAGGTCACCGCGCTGTGGAGTGAGCTCCTGGGGACCCTGCGAGCCACGCTACTGGCGCTCCCCGCCGCCCTCGCGGCGCCGCTGGACGCGACGGCCAAGGACAGCGGACCGCGGGCCGTGGAAGCGCTCCTGCGAGACCGGATGACGAGCGCGCTCCACGAGCTGGCCCGGTGGCGCCCGTCCGTCGCGCCCGAGGCCTCGACGTGAGCGTGGCGGTCGTGAAGCTCGCCGAGGTCCTCGCCGTCCTCGAGCCCCCGCCGCCGCTCACGGTCAGCCAGTGGGCGGACGCGGAGCGCCGGCTGCCGATCGGCAGCAGTGCCACGCCGGGTTCGTGGCGGACCGAGCCCTACCAGCGCGGGATCCTCGACAGCGTCCACGAGGGTGCCGAGACCGTCGTGCTGATGGCCTCCAGCCAGCTCGTCAAGACCGAGTTCTTGCTCAACCTGATCGGCTACACGATCGCCCACGACCCGGCGCCGATGCTCCTCGTCGAGCCAGCCGAGCACCTGGCCAAGCGCATCGCGAAGAACCGGCTCCGCCCCATGTTCGCCATGACCCCGGCGGTCCGGGCCCGCGTCGGGGACGGCCGGGGCCGCCAGAGCGGCGCGACGTTGCTCCTCACGCGCTACCCTGGCGGCCACCTGGTCCTCGCCGGCGCGAACAGCCCCACGCCGCTCGCCTCTGATCCGATCCGGATCGTCCTGTGCGACGAGATCGACAAGTACCCGCCCTACGTCGGCGACGAAGGCGATCCGCTGGCCCTCGCGATGAAGCGCACGACGACGTTCTGGAACCGGCTCCACGTGCTCACCTCGACGCCGACGATCAAGGGCATCTCGCGCATCGAGGCGTGGTTCGGGCTCAGCGACCAGCGCCGGTACTTCGTGCCGTGCCCGCGGTGCGCGGTGGCGTTCGTCATGGCGTGGCAGCACGTCCGGTGGGAGGGCGGCGCCGCCGGCGACCCAGAGACGGCGCACTTGGTCTGTCCGAGCTGCGGCGCCCGTATCGCCGACCACGAGCGGCTCGGCATGATCGCGCGGGGCGCGTGGCGCGCGACCGCGCCGTCCCGCGGGGTGATCGGGTTCCACGCCTGGGAGATCCTGTCGGCGCGGGCCACGCTGGCCCGGATTGTCCGGAACTTTCTCGCGGCCCGGGTCCGAGGCGTCGAGGCGCTCCGGGAATGGGTCAACCAGACGCTCGGCGAGACCTGGGAGGAAGCCGGTGAGCAGGTGCGGCCAGACAGGCTCCTGCTGCGACGCGAGGCGTACTCGGGTGAGGAACTTCCCGCCGGCATCGTCTGCCTCACGGCCGGCGTCGACGTCCAGGACGACCGGCTCGAGGCGCTGGTCGTCGGGTGGGGCCTGGGCGAGGAGTCTTGGGTCATCGAGGCGCGGACGCTGCCCGGGGATCCGGCGCGGCCCGAGGTGTGGCTCCAGCTCGATGCGGTCCTGACCACGCCGTACCGACACGCGGACGGCTCCCAGCGGACGATCCTGGCGCTGTGCTGCGACACGGCCGGACACCGGACGGACTACGTCTACGACTACGTGAAGCGCCGGCAGCATCTCCGGGTCTTCGCCACGATCGGCCGCGACGGGGAGGACCGCCCGCTGGTCTCCGCCCCGAGCGAGAAGCGGAGCGGGCGAGATCCGCGCCCCGTGCGGCTCTACACGATCGGCGTCGACCTGGCCAAGGCGCTGCTGGCGTCCCGCCTCCAGCTCACCGCGAAGGGGCCCGGCTATGTGCACTTGCCGACGGGCGTCGACGAGGAGTTCCTGGCGCAGCTCACCGCGGAGAAGCTCGTCACCCGCTACACGCATGGCGTGCCGCATCGGCAGTGGATCCAGACGCGGCCGCGGAACGAAGCGCTTGACACGTTCGTGCTCGCGATCGCGGCGCTGCGGCTGCTGAACCCTCGGCTCGAGATCATGGCTCAGCTCGCCGCCCAGCAGGCGCCGGCCGGGGCCGCGGCGCCCTTGGCGGTGTCGACGTCGAGCTCGCTCGAGCCCGCGCGGTCGCCGGAGCGGCGGGTCAGTCAGAGCCGGTACCTGTCGTGAGTTTTCGCGTCGAGGTCGTCAAGCGCCAGGTCCTGGTCGTCGAGGCGGACTCCGCCGAGCAGGCGCGCGCCCTCGGCATGATCGTGGCGGATGGGGCGGCGAGCGCCGCGACCCTCCGCCGGGTTCGGCTGGTGGCGTGCACGCTCGCGGTCGAGGACTGCCACAAGTTGACCGACGTGGCCGAGGGGAGGTAGACTGCGTGCGGTCATTCGGGGCGGTTCCGAAAGGGCAACGCTCCGACGTGCCAGCGCGGATCCGAAAGGGCAACGGGCTGGCGCACCGACGCCGGGATCGGTGTCGGAGTCGGGGGGAGGACCCCGGATGGCGCTGATCGTTCCGCTCGGCTGTCCAACCTGCCGCAAGCTCACGCCGCTCCACCACGAGTTTGGCGCCTGCCCGCTCACCCGGACACTCCCGAGGGCCGCCTGACGTGGCCTGGACCCAGTCCGACGTCGACGCGCTGCGGGCCCACATCGCCGCGCGGCTCGCCGGCGGCCAGGGCCGCCGGGTGCAGTTCGCCGACCGCTCGGTCGAGTTCGACGCGCTCGAGGACTGCTACAAGCTCCTCCAGGTCATGGAGGCGGACGTCAAGGCCGCCGGGGCCACGCCGCGGCCCCGCATGTACTTTCTCGACGCGGGAAAGGGGATCTGATGCTGGGTGGAATCGCGCGCACCTTCCGGGGGACGTGGCAGACGTCGCTCGCGACGAGCGTGGCCATCCGGAACAGTTACGACAGCGCAACCCGCGGCCGCCGGGCCCGGCAGTGGAGCGCGCCGACGCTCGGCCCGAACGCGGCCACGCTGCCGAACCTCACCACGCTCCGGGCCCGGTCGCGCCACGCCTATCGGAACGACCCCTATGGCGGCGGCGCGATCGACATCCGCGTCGAGCAGCTCGTCGGCACGGGCATCGCCCCGAAGTCGATGGCCGAGGACCCGGCGTTCCGCGCGCAAGTGCAGGCCCTCTGGCGGCGATGGGTAGCGGAATGCGACGCCGACGGGCGGTTGAACTTCTACGGCCTGCAGGCCCAGGCGACGCGCTGCTGGCAGGAGGCAGGGGAGGTGTTCATCCGGCTGCGGAAGCGCCGGCCCGAGGACGGCCTGGCGGTGCCGCTCCAGCTCCAGGTCCTGGAGCCGGAACTCTGCCCGCTCCACCACGTCGGCGCGCGTGGGGCGAACACGATCCGCGCGGGGATCGAGCTCTCGCCGATCGGGGCGCGCGTCGCCTACTGGTTCTATCGCGCCCACCCCGCCGACGCGGATCCCCGCCTGTCGGCGGCCCCGCTCATCGCCCTCCCCGCAGAGAGCGTGCTCCACGTCTACCAGCCGGAGCGCGCGGGCCAGCTCCGCGGGGTCCCGCACCTCTACCGGGCGCTGCTCACCATGCGAGATCTCGACGTCGGAGACGACGCCACACTTCTCCGCTGGCAGCTCGGCAACATGTTCATGGGCTGGATTCAGCACGCCCCCAGCGGCGCGGACGGCACGCTCAACCCGATCACCGGGCAGCCGATCGAGCGGGACGCCAAGGACCAGGCGCTCGTCTCCATGGAGCCGGGCGCCATGGCCGATCTCCTGCCCGGGGAGGAGCTGCAGTTCAACGACCCGCCGGAGGCCGGCCAGACCTACGAAGCCTTCATGCGCCAGCAGCTCCGGAAGATCGCCGCGGCGGCGCGCGTGCCGTATCACGCGCTCACCGGCGACATGGCCCAGGTCAACGATCGGACCATCCGGGTGATCCTCCAGGACTTCCGCCGGTCGCTCGAGCAGCTGCAGTGGGCGGTCCTTGTGCACCAGCTCTGCCGGCCGGTGTGGACCGCCTGGTTCGACGCGGCCGTCGTCAGCGGGGCGCTGACCGTGCCGGCGGCGTACTTCGCCGATCCAACGCCCTGGCAGCCGGTCGAGTGGCATCCGGATCGGTGGGGATACATCCACCCCGTCCAGGACGTCCAGGCCGACGAGAACCTCGTGCGGGCCGGCTTCGACAGCCGCGCCAACGTCGTCAAGCGCCGGGGCTACGACGTCGAGGATATCGACCGGCAGCGTGCGACCGACAACGCGCGCGAGGACCAGCTCGGCCTCGTCAGCGATTCCGATCCTCGGAAGACGAGCCGCGCCGGCCTCACCCAGGCGCGGCCCGAGGGAACGGAGCTGCCGGACACCACCACCCCCGCGGCGGCAGAGTGAGCGTCGCTCCGCGGAGCCCGAGTGAGCTGCTCCCTCTGGACGCCCTGGCACAGCGACTCCGGGTCAGCCCGAAAACCGTGAAGCGACTCGCCCGAGAGTCCGGGTTCCCCCTGTTCCGGCTCACCCCGACCAGCCTTGCGCTCTACGCGTTCTGGCCCGAAGTCGAGCGCTGGATCCGGAAGCACGCGACACCCTGTCAAGTGGACAAGTCGGGACACCGCCGACCCTAGGCGGGACACAGCCCGCCCTTCCCGGTTCGCGCTCGAACCCACCCCATACCCTGTCTCGCGTGAGCACCACCCGTCCACGCGAGTCCGGGGAGGGGCGGATGTGAAGACGCGGACCTGGTATCGCATCGTCGCGCAGGCCGACTCCGACGTCGCCGAGCTGTTCGTGTTCGACAGCATCGGGAAGTCCTTCTGGGACGACAGCACGGTCACGGCCAAGCAGTTCGTCGCCGACCTTGCCGCGCTGCCCGAGTCGGTGCAGACGATCCGCGTCCGGGTGAACAGCCCGGGCGGCGACGTCTTCGACGCAGTGGCGATCGCCAACGCGCTGCGTGCGGAGCGCACGGAGAAGGGCCGAACGGTCGAAATGTCGATCGAGGGGCTCGCGGCCAGCGCGGCCACGATCATCACGATGGCGGGCGATCCGATCCGGATCGTCAAGAACGGGCTCGTGATGGTGCACAACCCGCACGGCTTCGTCTACGGCACGGCCGAGGACATGCGGAAGATCGCCGGCCTGCTCGACAAGGTGCGGGACACCATCGTGGCCACCTACCAGTGGCACTCGTCGCTCGACGCCGAGACCCTCGTCGCGCTCATGGACGAGACGACCTGGATGACTGCCGAGGAGGCGATCGAGAAGGGCTTCGCGTCGGAGCTCGTCGAGGACGCCGCGCAGGCAACCGCCCAATTCCGGCCGGCCGCGCTGGTGCCGCTGGGGGAGATCCCGGCGAAGCACCGCCCGGCGGTGGATGCCTGGACCGCCAAGCCGGCGGCGCCGCCCGAGCCGGCCAAGCCGGCGGCGGCGAAGGACGTGCTCGCCCGGTGCAAGGCGGCACACCTTCTCGAGCTGGCGGAGCCGCTCCTTGACGCTGCCCTGTCGCTCGATCAGGTCGACGCTCGGCTGGCGGCCGCGACGGAGATCCGCGCGCTCTGCACCACGGGCAAGTTCCCCGAGCTCGCCGCCGGGTACATCCAGGCAGCGACGCCAGCCGCCGTCGTGCGGGCGCATCTCACGACCCTCGGGGCGAAGTTCGACGCGATCGAGATCGACAGCCACGTGCGGCCGGATCCGGAGCGGACCGCCGCCACACGGGCGGCCCTGAATCCCGCGGCCATCTACGCCGAGCGGAATCAGCTCGGCGCCCGGAAGGAGTGACGCCCATGAAGCGCTTCGGCGGAGGCCTCTCGTTGCTGCCGGTCCTCACCATCCTGGCCGCCCTGTTCGCGCAGGTCGACAACGCGACGAAGGCGCTGTGGGCCCGACTCCGGCGGGTGCGCCAGACGCACGCCGCGGGCCTCGCGTGGCTCCAGGCGCTCCGGCTCACCGGCTTCGGCGCGTGGCGAGTCGTCCCGATCTGCGGCGGGGCGTCGCTCACCGAGGGCCAGCACGCCGGCGAGTTCCTGCTCGGTGAGACGTCGCCGGGCAAGCGGGAGAGCGTCGTGGTCCTCTCGGGCCAGAACCTGAAGGGCGGCGCGGTGGTCGGGCGGGTGAACAAGGGCGTCGGCCGCGCCTCCACGCCGACGGTGGTCGGGACGGGCAACGGCACGATGTCCCAGGTCTTCGCGGGGCCCGAGGTGGAGAAGGGGAACTATGTCGTCAAGCTGATCACGGCGGTCACCAACGGCGGCGTCTTTTCGGTGACCACGCCCAGCGGCCGGCCCCTCCCGGACTTCACGCTGACCCCGGGAGCCGGCGGTACCACGGCCTACACGGCGGGCTGGCGGCATCTCCGGTTCTCCATCACGGACGGCTCGACGGACTTCGTGGTCAACGACACGTTCACGATCGTCGTCGATGCGACCGCCCCGCTCGTCATCGGCACCGGCAACGGCACGGTGTCCGGCCTCTCCCTCGGGCCTGATGCCAAGACCGGCACCTATCGAGTCGAGATCACCGCGGCGATCACCAACGGCGGCGAGCTGAAGATCATCGGGCCGGATGGCGACGTGGTCGACGTCGGGTTCATCGTCGCTGGCGCCGGCGGCACGCTGGTGCTCGCCAACCGGCGTCAGCTGAACGTCACCATCACCGAGGGCAGCACCGACTTCGCGGTCGGCGACGCCTTCAACATCGCCGTCTTCAACGAGCTGGCCGGCGGCAAGGTCGTCGCCTGGGACCCGGTGACCTACGACGGCCGCGACGACGTGGCGGGGATCCTCTACGACAACGTGGACGCCTCGGGCGGGGACAAGCCCGGCGTGCTGGTCAGCCGGGACGCCGAGGTCGCGAAGAGCCTGCTGCAGTGGGCGGCGGCCATCACCGCCGCACAGAAGGAGTCGGCGTACCTGGACCTGGCGAAGCGCGGCGTGATCGCCCGCTAGCGCGCGAGGGAGGGCCACCGCAATGCTCGACGTCTTCAAGTCCGACGCCTTCTCGACGGTCTCGCTCACGGCGGCGATCCTCAAGGCCCCGTTCAAGCCGGGCCGGATCGGGGAGCTTCGGCTCTTCCGCGAGGCCGGCATCATGACGACCACGGCCGTCGTCGAGGAGGTGGCCGGCCGGCTCAATCTGATCCAGACCACTCAGCGCGGCGCGCCGGCCGTGGCCTCCGAGGGCCAGAACCGACGGACGGCACGGAGCTTCCTGGTGCCGCACATCGCGAAGGAAGGCCGGATCACCGCCGACCAGGTCCAGAACGTCCGCGCGTTCGGCTCCGAAGACCAGATGGTGGGGGTGCAGCAGCTCGTCGACCAGGAGCTGGCGACGCTGCGCGGCGAGCACGAGGTCACCCTCGAGTTTCATCGGATCGGCGCGCTCAAGGGGACGATCCTCGACGCCGACGGGAGCACGCTCTTCAACCTGTTCACCGAGTTCAACGTCGCGCAGCAGACCAAGGACTTCGCGCTCTCCAACGCGAACCTCGACGTCCGGAACGAGGTGGTGGCGGCCGCCCGCCTGATCGAGGGCGAGCTGGGAGCCGACCGGTACATCGGACTCCGGGCATTCTGCAGCGCGGGTTTCTTCGACGCGCTGGTGGGGCACGCCCAGGTCAAGGAGTCGCTGAAGTACCAGGAGAGCGCCACCCTGCGGGCCGACCTCCGGAGCGGGTTCGCCTTCGGGGGCGTGATGTGGGAGGAGTACCGGGGCAGCGTGAGCGGCCAGGCATTCATCCCGGCCAACGAGGCCATTCTGTTCCCCGAGGGAACCGGGATCTTCGCCACGTACTTCGCCCCGGCCGACTTCATCGAGGCGGCCAACACCATCGGGCTCCCGATGTACGCGAAGGCGGCGCCGGACGAGAAGTTCGCGCGGTTCGTGGACCTGCACACGCAGCAGAACCCGCTGAACCTCTGCCTGCGGCCGCGGGCCGTCCTGAAGGTCACCAAGTCGTAGGACCGGCATGGCCGACCTGCGCCCCCCGCTCGCGCCCGCGCTGGCCGGGCTCGGCCAAGCGGCGACCGTGACCCCGAAGGGCGGGGCGCCGGTCGCCACCCGCCTCATCGTCGCGGGCGTGCCTGCCGACGAGCCGGTGCTCGACGCGGACCCGGAGGGACGGCCGGATCACCGCTATACCGTCGCCATACCCACGGTCGACGTGCCCGTGCTGCCGCTCGGCAGCACGCTCAAGGCGGATCTCGACGGCAGCGGCCCCAGGACCTGGACGGTGGAGTGGGCCCGGGCGTTGGGTCGGGACGAGCTCCGCGCGCTCGTGACGGCGGCAGACTGATGGACCGCCTGACGATCAGCTTTGCGGGCATGGAGGACGTCCGGCGGCGCCTGTTCCTCCTTGGTAAGGACGCCCCACGCGCGATTGTCCGGTCGCTCAACCGCACGCTGCAGGCGACCCAGACGCGCGCGCTTCGAGAACTGGCCGCCGACACCGGCCTCACGCAGAAGGTCATCCGCCGGTCGCTGGCTGCCCAACGGGCGACGTTCGGCCGCCAGGAGGCCCTTCTCCAGGTGACCGGTCGACGGATCCCGCTCGTCGCGTTCGGCGCTCGGGGCCCGGAGCCGTCCCGGGGGCGCGGGCGCGGCGTGACGCACCGGCTCCGGGACGGGACGAGTCCGATCAAGGACGCCTTTTTCGCCACCATGCAGAGCGGCCACCGCGGCGTGTTCAAGCGGATCGGGACGGCGGAGCGGAGGTCTCGCGGGGCGTGGTCGAAGAACCTGCCCATCGTCGAGCTGCACGGGCCCTCTTTGCCCGGGGTTGTCTCGAAGCCGGAGCTGCTCGAGCCGATGCTGGCGTTTTCCCGCGAGACCCTCCGGAAGCAGGTGGACCACGAGATCAACTTCCTCGCCAGCCAGGGCCGCCCGGCCCCGGCCGGCGGGAGCTGAGGAGCGCACACCCATGCTCAGCGGCGTCGTCAAGGTCGTCCTCGGGCTGGTCGAGACGAAGCCGATCGATCTCGGCGCGGGGTCCTTCCCACTCAATCGGGAGTTCGCCTGGAGGATCACGAACGGAGTGGGGGCGGGCCAGGCGGATCTCATCTGGACGGACACCCGGACGCTGGGAGCTGGCGCGAACGAGGACCTCGACCTGGCGGGGGTGCTGTCCAGCATCTTCGGCGCGACGCTCGCCGCCGCCCGGCTCAAGGGGCTGTTCGTCGAAGCGGCTGCGGCCAACCCGAACGCGCTGACCCTGTCGCGGCCGGCGGCCAACGGGATCTCCCTCTTCGCGGCGGCCGGCGACGCGATCACCATCCGCCCGGGCGGCGTCTTCGCCTGGTGGGCGGAGGACGCGACGGCGGTGCCGATTGCCGGAGGCTCGGCGGACCTCTTGAACCTTCTCGCCGGCGCCGGCGGGAACCATGTCTACGACGTCGTGGTGATCGGAGCCTCCGCCTGATGGGCCTCGCGCTGGCGACGGACGCGCGGTCGGGCCCGGGCGCCACCGGACTGCGGAGCTTCCACTGCTCCGGCTGCGGGCGCCGGCTGTTCGAGTACGCCGCCGACACGCTGGGGCGCGACGCGGTCATTCGGGTCCGCTGTCGGGACTGCAAGACGACAAGTGAGTTGCGGGGTGCGGATGTCGCCGCGCTCCTCCACGCGCTCTCGCACGGAAAGGGGGTGGCGTCGTGAGCCAGTTCGCGAAGGGCACACAGCTCAAGGTCGGCAACGGCGCGAGCCCCGAGGTGTTCACGCTCATCCCGCACATCCGGTCGGTGGAGGGCCCGCCCCTCGAGCGCGACGAGCTGGAGTCGACGACTCACGACACCCCGGAGAACCTGCGCGACTGGGTGCCGGGCCTGCTGGACATTGGGCTCATCTCGTTCGAGTTCCAGTGGGTGCCAGGGCAGGCGCTTCACGCGCAGCTCATCAGCGACGCGATGACGGGGACGGAGCGGAACTATCAGCTCGTCTACCCCGACGCCGGCAACTGGACGATCTCCTTCCGTGGCTTCGTGAAGAGCATCTCCCCCGCGGCGCCGTTCGACCAGCTGCTCACCCGATCCGCCCAGATCCGGATCAAGGGCGACCCCGTCCCGATCATCACCTAACACGGCGCCGGGGCCACCGGCGCAGCGCGCCCGGGGTGGGCGCAGAGCGCCAGAGAGGATGAACGATGGCGACGCTGATCCTGAACGGCACCGCCCGGGACCTCCGGCTCGACTACCCGGCCCTCCGTGACGCCGAGGCGCAGATGGCACGGTCCGTCCTGCCCCGCTCCATCCTCGAGGTCGCGGGCCGGCACGGCTCCTTCTTTCGGATCGACGAGCTGGCCAGCCTCTGCTGGGCGGCGTGGCGGCGCGATGACCCCAAGCTGACCCCGGCGGCGGTCCATGCGCTGTTCGAGCAATACCTGGGCGAGGGCGGCGATCTCCTGACGATCCAGCAGGCCGTGACCGACGCCCTCCTGGAGGCCGGGCTGGTGACCCGTGAGGGGGGGGCACCGCGCCCTCCGAAGGCGGGGGCGACGCCGGCCCCCGCAGCCTCGCAGAGTTGATCGCCCAGCATGAAGCGCTGGCGTATGACCTGGGGCTCCGGCCGTGGGAGTTCTGGCAGTGCACGCCGGCGGAGCTGGACCGGCTCGTCCAGGCCGAGGTGCGGCGCCGGAGCCGTCAGGCGGACGCCCGTGCGTGGATGGTCGCGCACGTGATGGCCGCGCTCGGGACGGTGCCCAAGGGCCTCCGGCGCGTGGACCAGGTGCAGCACTGGCTCCTCGGTCGCGCGCCCGGGACGGTGCCGGGTGAGGCCCGCGCCGCGGCGCCGACCGGCGCGATGTCCCCCATGCAGAGCGCCGAGTACGCGGCCCTGTGGGTTCGCGCCCTGGGCGGGCAGGATCGCCGGTCGGGAGCGACGGGTGGCGAACGGTAATCACGAGGTCACCATTCGCTTCCGCGCCGACAGTGCGGACGCGATTGCCAAGGTCGAGAAGCTCGCCGACTCCATCGACCGCGCCTTCGGGAAGGTCGCGGCGAAGTCGAAGGAGCTGAACACCACCCTCGGCCGCGGGTTCCTCGAGCAGTTTGACAAGAAGGCCGGCGAGGTGGCGAAGCCGGGCGGCAGCCTGGACGTCCTCGACCGGACCGTCTCCCGGGCCGCCGACCGCGTCTTCCCGGGCCTCGGCAACGTGGTCCAGACCGCGACGCGGGCGCTCGGCGCCTTCGGCCTCACGACCGGCGGCCTGATCGTCGGCGGCGCCTTGCTCTCGCGCCATCTCAAGCAGCAGGCCGAGGCCTGGTCGGCCCTGTCGGCCAAGATCACCGAGGCCAACCAGTCGATGGCGGGCACGCCCGGCCGCATGGCCCGGGGGCGCGACATCAGCGCCGCGCTGGCCCGCGGGGACGAGATGGGGGCGGCGACCCTCACGAGCCAGGGCGAGCTCCAGGCCCTGGCCGAGGCGCGCGACAAGCAGATCGCGGCGGCCGAAGAGGCGAACCGGAAGGTCCGCGAGGGCTTCGGGGCCCTGACGCTCCACAAGCTCGGCCTGATCTCTACCGTCACGCAAGCCGACTTGGAGATGAACGTCGAGCGGTCGAAGGCGACGGTCGAGTACACAGAGAAGGCTGCCGAGGTCGAACGCCGGCTCGGCGAGAAGCGGACCGAGCTGGCGAAGCGGGCGGAGGAGGAGGCCAAGCGGGTCTCGCTGGCCTGGCAGCAGTCGGAGCTGGACCGGCTGCGGACGAGCGAGGACATCGCCCGCCAGCTCGACCGAGGCCGCGGCGCGGCCCGGATCGAGGCTCGGGCGGCCGCCGGCCGCGCGACGGGCAACCCGCTGGTCGCCGTCGAGACCAGCCGGGACAGCGCCGCCGCGTCCCTGACGCAGGCCTTCGAGGACCAGATCCGGCAGTGGGACGAGCTGGTGCTCAAGGGCCAGATGCTCGACACCGACTTCTTCCGGAAGCGGCAGGAGCTTCTCGACCTCACGAACCAGAAGCTCGCGACCCTGTTCACCGACACCGAGACGCAGGCCCGGACGGCGAGCACGAACATCGACAGCACTCTAAGCGCCCTGACCGAGAAGCTCGGGCCGCAGTTCGAGAATCTCCAGGAGCGGCTTCGGATGAAGGGCCTCATCCGCGAGAGCGCGGCCGAGTTCAGCGCACTCGCGACCGCCTTCCAGCAGGGCGACGTCCGGGCCGACGAGGCGAACGAGGCGATCCGCCTCATGACGGAACGGCTGACCGCCCAGGGCATCAAGATCGACGACATTGCCCGGGTGGTACCGCCCGTCCTGTCGAACCTGACGAGCCTCTTCCGGTCGAGCAGCCAGGCGGTCGGCGAGATGGCCGATGAGGTCGGGGCGGTCCAGACCGCGACGAACCAGCTCTCGACGCAGCCGCTGGTCGTCGTGCAGGACTCGTGGCGGCAGCTCACGGAGCAGGCCCGCGGCTACCTCCAGGTCATCCACGACATCAACCGCACGGGGGTCCTCACGCCCCGGGGTGGCCTGGCCGAGTTCCCGAATCCTGAGGGCGCGGGCCAGGGCCGGTCCCCCGGGGTGGAAGGGACCGCGGCCGCGATCGCCGACGGCCAGCGGCGTGGGGCGATTCCCTGATGCCCGCCCCCATCCTCCTCCCCACGAACCGCCTGGAGGCCGGCACCGTCACGGTCACGGGCGCCGCGGCCGGGAAGCCGAAGGAGCGCCTGTTCGACCGGGACATCACGCTCCCGTGGGTGGACAGCAGCGCCAGCGGCAACCGGGATGTGAAGCTCGACCTCGGCCCCGGTACGACCCTGGCGATCGACACGCTCGTCCTGGCCGCCGGCCACAACCTGACCGGCGTCTCGTGCGCGTGGGCGTCGTCGCCGGATGACGCCGTCTACACGGACCGGGCGACGTTCGCCCCGGCCAGCGCGGCCCTCGTCCGGCAGGCCTTCGCCAGCCAGACGTTCCGGTACTGGCGCTTTCGGATGGCCTCGCCCGGCGTCCCGCCGTCGATCCCGGAGCTCTTCGCAAGCCTGGCCGTCGCGCTCCCGGACGCCCCCGCGCTCGGCGGAGACGACGGCCTCCGGGCCAACGTCCTCGACCACGAGAGCTATGCCGGCTACGTGTGGTCCCTGAAGCGCGGCGCCGAGCGCTGGGTCGCGCGGTACCCGTTCCCGCTGCTCCCCGCGGCCGACAAGACGGCGCTCCTGGCCGCGTTCTCGGCGCTCGCCGGGGGGGCCAAGGCGTTCTACCTGGTGGACCGCGAGGGCACGACCCGCTGGGCCCGCTGGCCCGCCCGAGAGCCGCGCTTCCGGTCGGTCGGGACGGGTCAGGGCGTCCACTACAGCGGCGTCCTCGAGCTGGAAGAGGCGCTGTGAAGACGTTCAGTGCCCTGGCCGAGACCGCCCGCACCCGCCGGTGGGCCGAGCTGGACCTCCTCTTCGAGTGGCAATTGTTCAGGGACAAGTTCGGGGCCAGCCCCAGCAGCATCACCCTCCGGATGCGCGCGGCCGCGGCCGTCTCGGTCATCGGGCAGGAGTGGCTGCCGCTGGTCCAGAACATCGAGGCGATCGGCGATGCCCTCGACGCCCTGGAGACCGGCGGCACGAACGCCACGCTCGACCTGGTCCTGAGCAACACGACCCGGATCGACACCGCGGCCGTGAGCGCGGCCCGGCTCGCCGATCTCCTCCGCGTCGGCCTGAACGGCGGCGCCGGGACCTACGACGTCCAGTTCAGCGAGCTGCTGATCAAGCTGCTCCTGGTTCCGGGTGGCGCCGCCGGCGACGCGGTCACGCTCTTCCGCCTGCAGGGGGAGGAGGTGGTGGGCCTCACCCACGACCAGCTCACGGTCCACTTCTCGGGCGTGGAGCTGGGCCTCGAGGACCTCGACGACCTCTACCGCATCAGCACGGCCGACTTCCCCCTGTGCGACCCCGACGTGGTCGGCGAGCCGATCACGCCGGTGATCGGGAGCGTCACCGAGGTCCCCGCCCAGGGGCTCGTCAGTGGGATCGTCCACAAGCTGGCCCTGGACATCACGGCGACGGACCCGCCGACCGGCGGCGCGCTGCCGGTGTCCGACCTCGACCTCCTGGTCCGGATGCCGGTCACCGGGACGATCCAGACCGACGAGGAGCGGATCACCTACACGGGCCGGGATCTCAATGGCCTGACCTTCACCGGGATCGTCCGGGGGGCCTTCGGTGACGCGCCGCAGCCTCACACCAAGGGCGCCGTCGTCTTCCAGGTCCTGAGTGAGTACGTGCTCGGGCTCGGGTGCAACCTCGGGGCGCTCCCCACGAAGGGCGTGCTGCGAGTCAAGTCGGACGGCGCCCTGGTGGCCCCCACGAGCTACACGGTCGAGCTGGCGAATACGACGGTCAAGCCCGGCCGGAGCCTGGTCCTGCTGCGCTTCCCCGTGAAGCCGATTATCAAGAAGCAGATCCAGCTCGCCGTCGAGGACACGATCATCGTCCAGGACACGATCAACGTCGATGACTCGGTGCCCCTCGGCGACTCCATCGGCGTCGTGGACTCGCCCTTCATCAACACGCACGGGGCGGAGCAGGTGGCGGTCCGGCTTCCGATCACCCCATTCCCGCTCACGCTGGCGTTGAACTTCCACACCGGGATCGCGGAGTCGGCCGCGCCGTTCTTCTCGACCGGCCCGATCCCCATGCCGCAGTTCCCGCCCGGCAGCGGCGGCACGATCCTCGTGATCTGGGAGATCGCGTGGGAGTTCGCGCAGAACTCCGTCGGCGGACCCCAGGTCGACCAGATGGCCAGCGTCCGGCTGACGTGGAACACGCTCCCCAGCGGGGCGCTCGTCACGTTCTTCCTCCGGAACGGCGCGCCGAACGTCCAGTCGTTCCCGAGCCACCCGATTGACACCCGCCCGCTGTTCATCACGCAGGTTGTGAGCCCGAGCGCGTACCCGACGCATACAGTGTTCACGCTGCGGCAGTGGGCGTCGTCGATCGGACTCCCGGCCGGCAACGCCGGGACGCAGCCGACGATCATCCGGATCACCAGCGTCAAGGCCACCGTCCACCGGACCCTACCGATCGACCGGATCCCCGCGAGCAAGGCGGGGACGGTGGTGAAGCAGCGCCCGGCGATCAAGATCGGGCAGGCGGTGAAGGTCGGCGGCGTCCAGCTCGTCGGCAACACCTCCGCCGAGACCGTCCTCGGCACCATCACGGCCGACGTCGAGGGCCTGACCGACGACGGGAGCGGGACCATCAGCAGCTTCGTCGGCGGACCGGGCGCGTCCCAGCTCCTCCGTCATCCCGCCGAGGTGACCTACGCCCTGATGCGCGAGGTCTACGGCGAGACCACCCCGGCGAACTTCCATCAGGCGCGCTGGCAGGCGACCCGCACGGCCCAGGTCGCCCAGGGCTACACCTGGGGCTTCAAGTGGTCGCCGCTCCGGTGGTCCGAGTTCCGGCGCCTGGCGGGCCTCCAGGGCTTCGCCGATCTCTTCCAGGAAGGCGGGCAGTGGATCTACGCCTACCGGGCGTTCGGGGCGCCCGTCGTGACCTTCGACGGCCGGAACACGATCGGCCCGCCGGCCGTGTCCTGGACGCCCCGGACCGAGCTCGTGACGGCCCTGGTCGCCCCCTACGACTGGGACCCGGCCGCCCAGCGCTACCGCGCCAGCGTGGAGCGGCGCTCGACCCGGCACGCCGAGCGGTCTGGGATCCGCCGGCGGCAGGACGCCAAGACCCGCGAGGTGACGGACCTGCCGCTCCCCTGGGTGCGGGACGTGAACACCGCCCATCGGCTCGCGACGGCCTGGCTCGAGCAGCTCGAGCAGCCCCGGATGCGGGTGACCTGTGCCGGACCGTGGGAGAGCCTGGTGCTCGAGAAGGCCGACATCATCGCCCTGGACCTCACGGCCTGGCCGCACCTCACGCCGTTCGGCAACGTGGGCTTGGCGATCCGGGGGAAGCGCTACCGCCTGGCCCAGGGGCTCGTCGAGTTCGACGCCGTCGAGCTGGACCAGCTCCCGTCCGAGGTCCAGAAGCTGGCGGCCTACTTCCTCCGCCACACGGCGACGCCGCAGCGCGGCGCCACCTACCGGCTGCTGCTGACCAAGGACCAGGTCAAGGGCGCGACCTACCGGCTCGTCACGGCGGCCGAGCTGGCCTGCCTGGCCGAGTTCCGGCTGACCCTCGAGCAGACCCCGGAGAAGGCCGGCGAGTACCGGCTCCAGCCGATCCTCACCACGACCCTGTCGGCGGCCTACTCGATCGCCACCGCCTACGACAGCGGCGTCCTGTACGACGGGACCGCGTTCTACGACGGGCAGCAGGACGTGTTCAACGCCTACGACGGGGGGCCGAACGGCATCCTCTACGACGCCGAGGAGACCTATGACCTGTAGGGAGGCATGACCGATGGCCAAGCGGCTCTACAGCAAGGGGCATCCCGCGCAAGGCGTGCAGGTCACCTCACCCGAGCTGCGCCAGAACTTCCTCGCCCTGGACGACCGGATCATGGGGGCGAACGCGAAGGCGCAGGGCACGCCCGGGATGACGGTCGCGGTCGACGCCTTCGAGTACCTCGGCTCCGACAACATCAGCTGGAAGGCCTACGCCGGCGGGAACTCGCCGGCCATCACGGCGCCGACCACGAACCCGCGCATCGCACTGCTGACGGTCGACGACACCGGGGCGTTGGCCTGGACCTACGGCGCCGAGGCCGCCAGCCCGCTGAAGCCCAACCCGCCGGCGGGGAAGGTGCCGATCTGCTGGGTGTACGGCCGCGTGGCCATGACCCTGATCAACGACGAGGACTCGGGCTCCCACGGCTTCATCCTCGCTCAGGCGTCGGCGCTCCGCCCGATCCCCAGCGCCGCCTCGCTCGTCCCCAAGGGCCAGTGCCGGCTGACGAAGAGCGGCTCGAACCTGCTGCTGTCGCCCTTCCAGGGGAACCTCCTGACGACGAACTCCGTCGACCGCATCATCCCCGACGCGGGCGTCACCCTTGGGACCGGTGGCCTGTCCGCGAGCACGACCTACTTCATCTACGCCTTCGACAACGCGGGCACCCTGACGCTGGAGGCGAGCACGACCGCGCCCGTCGTGCAGGCCGGCACGGGGATCCGGATCAAGGGCGGCCCGGACGCCACGCGCACGCTGGTCGGCATGGCGCGTACGACGGCGGGGACGGCGTGGATCGACGACGCCGAGAACCGATTGGTCATCAGCTACTTCCACCGGCGGACCATCCATCTCAAGAAGGACGGCCCGGGCGGCACGACGACCGCGACGAGTCTCACCGAAATCAATTCGGGATTCCGCCTCACCTACCTGACCTGGGCGGACGAGGCGGTGCACATCGGCTACTCCGGGGCGGCTTCGAACAACACCGCGAACCAGTTCGTCGGGGTGGGGCTCGCGCCGGATGGCACGCCCATCAACCCGCTGGTCTTCCAGCAGGACGCGACGGCGAACAACAACGCTTCCATCACGATCAGCACGCTGGTCTCGCAGACCGAGGCCGTCCATGACCTGCGGCTCTTCGGGATCGTCCAGTCTGGCACCGGGACCTACCGGGCCGACGGGACCCTGTGGGCCGCGATTCGGGGGTGACCATGCGACGAGTCCTCATCCTCCTCTTCACCGTCGGCCTGCTGGGCGGCACGCCCGCCGCGGGGGCCGGGCCGCTTCAGTCCGTCATCACGGAGGTCCTCCTCACCGTGCCACCGGGGCAAGACCGGGCCATCGTGTCACTGCCCGTGGCCATCCCCCCGGGGGCCACGAGGCTCGTCGGCTGGAAGCACCGGGTGGTCTACCCGACCCATCTGGCGAGCTACACGACGATCGAGACCGTGATCCGCCACCGCGGGAAGATCGACACGACGGAGCTCTTCAACGCCTCCTGGGACAACGACCCCGCCCCCGTGATGGCGCCCGCGGGACGCGGCTGGGCCGTCGACGCCGTCGACGATCCCTGGCTCTGGCTCTTCTGCTGGGGGCCGCCCGGTGCCCAGTGCCTGCCGGTGGTCCTGCTCCACTTCGAGTGAGCGCGTGCCGACCCCCGACCTGACCCAGGAAGCCCGGATCCGGCCGGCCGGCTGGTTCCTCCACGGCCAGTGCCGGCTTGAGGGGGGCCCCTTTGACCCCACGCTGGTGCTGCGGCCGCACGGCGGGTCCTACCTCTACATCGACCGGCTGCCGCGCATCATCCCGCCGTTTGGCGTCGGCCTCGTCGTCACCGGGCTCACCCCGCTCCAGTGGTACTTCATCTATGCCCGGTGGATCGACGACGGCGGGGGGCTCGGCCATATCGACCTGATCGCCGACACGCAGGACCACGTCACCGAGCCCGACCTCGGGATCGAGGTCGCCACCCACAATCCACGCTGGACGCTGGTGGGCCAGGCCTTCATCGAGGCGTCCGGAGCGACCTGGCAGCAGTCCCTGAGCTGGTTCAATCGCCGGAAGAAGACCATCTCAAAGCTCGCGCTGGACGCGATCACCTTCTCGAATACCACGCCGGCCGAGGCGTCTGCGGGCCTCCGCGTGACCTTCATCACCTGGGGCGGGGCCACGGTGATCGCGGCGGGCAGCGTCTCCCAGAACACCGCCGGCGCCACGGTCGCGGTCGGCGTCGCCTTCAACCAGACGAACCCGGCCCACCGCGAGCTGCGCTGGGTGCCCAGCGCCAACACCGAAGTGGGCGCCATGACGCTGAATTACGAGATCGACGGCCTCAGCGAAGGGTTTCTCCATTTCGCCACAGTCATCGCCTACGTCAGCGCCGGACAGGGCACGCTCGTGGGAATCAATACCACCGACCCGCGCAACTGGCGCCTCACGGTCGAAGTGGAGGGCTGACCGGGTGCTCTGCTGGAACGGCAATTTGGCCGTCGGCAAGTACGGGCGGTGCCCGCATCCGGCCGGCGTGGTGAAGGGGAGGGCCTAGCCATCGCTGCGACAGTCGAGCTCGATGAAAGTAACCACTCCGGCGGCGAGGTCGTCACCCACGGGATCACGAACTCGAACTACGGGAGCGTGGACCAGGTCAACCTGAGCGCCCCGGCCAACCCGATCACGCCGGGGCAGAACTCGTTCGAGAAGTGGTGCCGGTGGCACGTCACCGCCCTGGGCGGCGCCGTCAGCGTCCGAGCCTTCCGGTTCTTCTCGACGGTGCCGGCGGCCGACACGACGCATCACTTCAACGGCTCGACGGTCCAGGGCACCTACGACTCCGCGAACCACAAGCAGACGGCCTACAGCCAGCCGGCGACCAGCGCCACCCGCACGTCCGAGGCGGTCCCGACGGTGGCGCCGTCCACGGCCAACATCGGCGTCGGCGGGTCGCTGACGGGCGAGCTCACCGCGCCCGGCTCGACGGACTACCTCGTGAGCCAGATCCGGACGGGGGCGCCGGCGGTCGCGGGGACGGTGCTCACGAACTCGTACAGGTACGAAGAGATCGCCTGACGATGGGCCCCTTCGGCATCCTCGACCCGACGGCCGCGACCCACACGCCGGGCGCGAGCTGCGCCAGCTGCCTCGAGGGCTGGCCGCGGCCCTGCCCCCGAGTGGCCGAGCGCGGCTTCCAGGGGACCTACGACGACGCGGGGCGACAGCTCAGCTCAGCCTGGGTCGAGACGCGGTGCTCGGGCGAGGTTCACGCCGAGGTGGTCGGTGGCGCGATCGAGACGCGCTGCTCGGCCTGTGGCGTGACCCGATGACCCTGGCCACCCATGCCCAGCGGATCGCGTCCCCGAATCCCTGCCATCCCTTCTTGTGGGAGGCCCGGTATGAGAAGGGCCGCCTCAAGCAGTGGGACTTCGACGGGTGGAAGGCGTCCCGGGACATCGACCGCCGGCGCCTCCGCTCCCTCGTGATCCACGGCCACCCCGCGAGCCCCATCGAGCTCCATCTGCCCTACGCCCCCTGGCCCGAGGGCCCGGCGCCGACCGAGATGATCGTCCAGGCGACGACGGACATCCGGGAGTCGGTCGAGCTGGGGACCGGGCAGAAGCGGACCGAGGTCGCGACTTGGTGCTTCTTCGGGGTGCGCTACCGCCCCGACGAGGCCCATGTGGTCCAACTCGACCCGCACGGCCACGTGCTCGCGGCGATCGTGGACGTCGTCGCGCCGGTCCCGTGCGACCGCTGCGGCCCGCAGCCAGGCGACCGGCCGGGAATCCTGGTGCCGCTGCCGTGAGCCTACGGGGACGCGCCGGGCGGTGGGCCGAGGACCCAGACCCTGACATGCGGACCCCCCGTGATCCCCGGCGTGGTCGTCACGATCGCAGACCCCTGGAAGATCCCGCAGCTCACGGCAACGCCGCCTCCGAATCTCGGGTCATAGGCGTCCCACTCTCGGACGAAGATCGGCCCCGAGAGGTCCAGCACCCACGCCCGGACTCGTGGCGGGGCGCCGGTGGCGCGGGCGGTGATCACCCAGGGGAAGCAGAACGCCACGTTGACCCCGCCCGCGTCCTCGGGGTCGAAGGCGAACCACTCCAGGAAGAGTTCTGGGGCCTGTGCGTCCGTCGGCATCGGCGCGAGCCCCACGAGCAGCGCGAGAACAAGACCGAGACGCCACGCCATGGAAGCCTCCCGAGGGGATGGATGGGGTCTCGTCAGGGTACACCATGAGCTCCAGCCTCCGCGCCCGCCTGCTTGCCCAGTTCGAGGCCGTCGAGGGCTACCGCCGGTTCCCGTATCGGGACACCGAGGGCGTCCTGACGATCGGCATCGGGCGGAACCTGGAGACCAAGGGGATCAGTCACCCCGAGGCGGTGGGCCTGGCCGAGAACGACCTGGACGACGCGATCGAGGCGGTCGCGGCGCGGTGGCCCTGGACGGGCAGCCTGGCCGAGGCGCGCCTGGCCACCCTGATCGAGATGTGCCTGAACCTCGGGCCGGCCGGGCTCGCCGACTTCCGTCAGATGTGGGCGGCGCTGCGCGGCGGCGACTTCGAGCGCGCGGCGGCCGAGATCCTCGACAGCGACGCGGCGCGGTCGCCCGACGCGCCGGGCCTCCGCACGCGCTACCAGCGGCTCGCCCGCCAGATGCGGGCGGGCACCTTTGACAGGGAGGACCCATGAGACGACTCGGCGTGCTCCTGTGCGCGATGCTGGCGCTCGCCGCCTGCAAGGACAGCAGCGGCGGCTCCACCACCAACTTCTTCGGCCCGGTGACCATCTCGGGCTGCTCGGTCCTGATCCTGCCGGGCGGTGCGACGGTCGGGGCCGGGGACCCGCGGGTCGGTGACCTCGGCGGGGGCCAGGTCGCCTTCGGGGGCTCCACGTTCACGATCGCGCCGGACTGCTCGCTGCGCCCGGTGGCCGTCGTGCCGCCGGTGGCCTGAGGCGATGCCCGCGCCCGAGTGGTTGTCGTGGCTCGGCGACTTCATCAAGAACGTCGGCATCCCGGGCGCGATCGCGTTCTTCGTGCTCTGGCGGTTGAATGGGACGCTGAAGTCCCTGCGGGACAGCAACGTCGAGGTGGTGGTGGCGCTCAAGGCGCTCTCGGGCAACCTCGACCAGTTTCGCCAGGGGACGACGGAGGCCCGGGAGAAGATCATGGAGACGCTCGGGCGCATCGAGCGGCATCAGGGGAGGGCCGGCGCATGACCATCGATCTCCTGCTCTTCATCGGCGGCGTCCTCGGGGCGCTCGCCAACCGGCTGGCCGGGGCGAACCCCACGCGCTCGTGGGCCACGGTCGGCGAAGTGGCGGTGTCGGGCGCCATCATGGTCGGGCTCGTGGCGCTCGGCCTCGTCCCGGCCGAGTGGCGCGCGGCGATGGAGGCCAACCCCTTGCGCGTCGGCCTCTTCGCGTTCGCGGCCGCGTTCCTGATCGGCCCCGGGCTCATCACCCTCGGGAAGAGCTTCTTCTACCGGCTGACGCCGAAGAACGGGAACGGGGACAAGACGAGCCCGGGGGTGAAGCTGGGGGGGCTGCTCCTGGTCGTGGCGCTCCTCGGGACCGCGGCGTGCGGCACCGCGAAGGGGCTCTTCGACAGCGGGCCGCCGATGGTCTCCGCGCCGCGGACCGACGTGGAGAACGCCCGGGTCCGGTTCGCCCGGGTCCTGGGGAAGATCGAGCAGTGGGCCGAGGGCAAGTGTACGGCGGGCGACCTGACCAAGGACGAGTGCCGCCGGGCCCGCGAGGTGGTGGCCCAGATCGAGGCCGCCAACGCCGCCTACGAGAAGAGCGTGACGGCCCAGGGCGGCACGATGAACCTCGAGCCGCTGATCGGGACCCTGGAGAAGCTGCTCCCGCTGTTGCTCGGGGCGCTGTGATCGCGCGCCTCCTCGTCGCCCTCCTCGCCTGTTGGACGGCCCACGTCGTCGGTGTGGAGCGCGTGATCGACGGGGATTCCGTGGTCCTCGAGCTGGCGATCTGGCCGAAGGTCGTCGTGACGGAGACCGTCCGGGTCTTGGGCGTGGACGCGCCCGAGCGGGCCGACCTCCTCGCGTGGCGGAAGGCGCGCGGCTACACCGAGGAGTGGCTGCGGACCTCGGGGACCACGACGGTCCGGGCGTGCAAGCGAGATAGCTTCGGGCGGCTCTTGGGCACCGTCGTGAGCCAGACCCACGGCGACCTCGCCGCCGCGCTGATCACCGCCGGCCACGGGCAGCCGTACGAGCGGCGATGATCCCGCCCGACCCCGACCCGCCGCGCGCCTCGTTCGAAGCCTGGTGCGTCCTCGCCCTGGTCCTGGGCTACATCCTCCTGGTCATCACGCTGCTCGCGGGGTGGTGGTGAGCGAGAGCCTGAGCGGCTGGGTCCCGTGGGGGGCGGTACCGGCGGGCGGCGGAGAAGCTTAGCAAGCGGGGCATGCTGTCAGCGGGCACGCGGGTGTTGCGGACTGCTGGCCTGAGAAACAAGAACGGCCGAGCACCGAGGGGCACTCGGCCGTCCCCGAGACCTACCGTGAGGGCTGCTTGCTATCGCTCGGCTGTCCTTGCTGTGGCGGCGGCGCCGGCCGGTTCTCCGGGGTGCCCTTGATGGATTCCGTGATCTGAATCCGCCCGGACTCCAGGAGTACCTGCCGCACCGCCGTCTCGCTCTGGGTTTGAGTGAGGGCTTCGCTGACCTTCTTCATGGGTGCCCCCCAGGTTGCTCTTAGTTTACTCCGCTTGGCCGGGGTGGTGCAGCCTCTTTCCGGGGAGGAACGAGATGCCTGGGTCCGGGGCCATCTGTAGGATCATGACGTCAATCGGACCCCCACAGGCTGGGGTGTCTGGGAGGAAGCGATCCATCTCGACCTGAACCTTGGCCAGAAACACGGCGAGGTCAACGGCGTCCTGGATCGGCATCCCTGGTACGCTGCTCAGTTTGTCGATCGGCCGGAGCACGCCGAGCGATGTGGTCTTCTGGGCGACGGCCGTCAGGTCGATCCCGACCGTCTTCGCCACGGCGTCGAGGATCCCCGGATGATATCCGTAAAGCAACGTATAGACCTCGGCGAACGCACCTTCCAGCCAGATGCCCCGCTGCCCCGACAGGGCTTCCGACGTTGTCTTCTGCGCGTGCTCAAGCGTCACGCGCCACAACCGTGGTCCAGCACCATCGGCCGTTGATGGGAGACCCAAGAGTATCGTGGGGCCCGGCCACTGGTCCTTCGGTACCGGCGTCTTCGACCAGTGCTCCTCATTCAGCTTTGCCATCTTTTCGACCAGCTCGCCGATCTGCTGATCCTGGGTGGCTGGGGAGTCGACCAGGGGGATCGCCTGTCGTTGGATGAAGTCCGTGGCGGCGCTCGGTCCGACGTTCGCGTGGCCCGCGACCATCGCCATCAGAAGCCGGTTGCGGTCATGAGCCACCTTCGTGGCATTGTCGTACGTCTGCTCGACCCAGTTCGGCGTGCCGTCGGGGTTGAGCCCGGCCACACCTCGAGTCGTCACCTTGCTGTCGGCAGCGAAGACGAGGGCGGACTCCGTCTTGACGGCCACCGCAATGGTCATGGTGGGAGGCGCCCTGGCTCCACAGTGGGGCGAGAATAGCCCAGGTCTCTCCTCGTTGACAACCCGGGGTCAGCTGCCGAGGCGCTCCTCCGGCGGCGTGATCTTGAACGCCTGATGGGGCATCCTCAATGGACTCGCCTTTCACCGACGCGGCCCCGACGATGGCGTCCCATCGTATCAGCATCCTCATGCCCTTCCACGCACCCGGGACGTCCTTGAACTCACCGTCCTTCACCGTCGACACCGTTTCAACTTCAATCCAGACGCCCGCCTTCGGCCATTCGCCACGCACGATGCCGAAGACGTAGTTATTCCCCCGAGTGGAGATGTAGATGCTCTCGCCCTCAAGATACATGGGCCTTCCTCCACCTCCGGCCGCCGTTACCGCCGCCGCCGGCTCGGCCGTCCCGGCCCCTCCTCCCCCGCCACGCCGCCCTCAGTTCGGGCCGCCCCGGGGTCAGCGTGGCCCCGGGCGTTCCAAGCCCTCTTGCGCAGCGATCCCAGAGTCAACGATCTCTCGGAGCAGCGTCCGCGCCACCCGCTCCTCCTCGGTCCCGGAATAGTGGGTCGCCTGGCCAGTCTCGAGCCGCACGACGCCGCCCGGCAGAATCTCATAGGTGGCCGTATAGACCTTGCCGTCCTTCTCCACAGTGACCCGACCTGTCGCCAGAACGCGCTCCTTCTTCCGCGCCATGGTCTTCACCTCCAGTGTTGGGGGCTTCTTCCGCCTATGGACGTCTGGGCCGCGGATCGACTGCATCGGGTAGGCACTTATACTCCCTGGATCTCGCCACCGTCGGCGTGATCGTATAGATCGTCATCCCCGCCCGATAACTCGGGCTGCCGGCGCTCCGTTCGAAGGTGGGATACGGATCAAGGTAAGGACGGGCAAGGTCCAGACAGAGCTCCCGCGTCTCAGCGGCATCGATGATGGCCCACTCGCGACCTGTGAACGAACCGAGGTCGACGCTCTCCAGCCAGAGCACCCAGGCCAACGCACCTAGTGCCGCGTGTCGGGACCCGATCATCGCCGACGCCCTCTCGGCCGCCCCTCATCCGCCCGCCACGCGGCCCCGAGCTCGGGCGCGCCTGACCTCGCCTTGGGTGCGGCCGCGATCCCGCGAAGCACCGAGACCGTCATCTCAATCCCCATCAGGCGCCACAAAAGGAGAGGTGTGGATGTCGCGATCCAGGCCGCTAGAATGGGCCTCAGCTATGCCGGCAGTGACCACCAGGAGCAGCTGAATGAAGGGAATGGACCGAACCATACCAGATCCCCCCCGAGGGAAGGCTGGAGCGTGGGGCTGACTTTAGGCGCCGAGCGGCAGCGTGTCAAGCTTGGCTGGCTGCGCGGACGTACGTGATGGGTCCACCCGGACCGTCTTACACCTGCCGAGGCCTGCGCGCCTCGAGCGCGGCGCCGACCGTGAGGCTCAACATCTCGAGGAGCACCGGCTTCGACAGCACGGCGAAGACGCCGAACTCGCGCGCCTGCGCGAGGAGCGCCTCCGTGACGAGGGTTGCGCAGACGATCCGGGAAGTCCGCGGCGCCGCGCCTTGCAGGGCGGCGAGGAGGTCCAAGCCCGTGAGGTCCGGCAGGTCGTAGTCGGCGACGACCACTGGGTAGGGGCGGTCCGCCAGTGCCTCGAGCGCGTCGGCCATCGTGCGCACGGCATCGACCTCGAACCCGGCGTGGCGAAGGCCCGTGCTGACGCGCTCGAGCGTGGCCGGGTTGGTCTCCACGAGGAGCACCCGGTCGGCGCCAGGCATGGACGGGTCCTCAGCTCGGCGGTGTGGGGGTGCGGGATCCGGTGCGGCCTCCCTGAATGGACGGCGGGTGGCGCATGCCGAAGTTGGGACTCGTGTCTCGCGGCTGCAGGATTGCGGCTTGCGGGGGGATCGTGGCGACCTCCACGACGACGTAGCCCTGGGGCAGGGAGACCAGCTCCCCTGCGACGCGGCGCTGGCGGACCCGGCGCTCCCCGGGGACCGGGACCCGGCGGCGGCGGCGATCGGTGTACCGGCGGTCGAACATGATCGCCGTGCCGGCCGGCCACCGCGCGCGCGAATCCAGGATCGCCCGCATCACTTCCGGGCGGTCGCGCCGGACGATGACCAAGCGGTAGGGCCAGGACACGGCGGCTCAGATGAGCAGGCGGCGTGCCAACGGGGCCCGCCCCATGAGGATGGCGGGTTTGGCCGCGCGTCGCCCCTGCGCCTCGCCTCGAGGTGGTCGCCGGCTGGCCACTGCCGCGCGGGAGCCGGCTCGCAATCAGCCAGGCCGGGCTCACACCGCTCGGCCTGCGTCCCGGCACCGGCCTTCGATGGCCGTGTTCCCGCGTGGCCCGCCTCTTGCTCACCCGTGATCGATCAGGAGACCCCATCATGGGACGACAGGACGTTCGGGACATCATCGTCCTCCTGTGCGCGATCGGGCTCGTGGGCGCACTGGCCGCGGTGGCCCAGTGGTGATGGAGATTACCGACGCGTCGGCCCGGCCGCCCGGCGCCTGGGACGCATCCATCCCGAAGTGGATCCTGGTCGCGGACGACGACGACGCGATCCGGACGCTGTGGACGCGGGTGCTCACGCGCGCGGGGTACCGCGTGCTCACGGCCGCGAACGGCCGTGAAGCTCTCGACCTCATGCACGGCGTCGTCCCCGATCTGCTCATCGTGGACCTGCGCATGCCCGAGATGACCGGATCGACGCTCCTCGACGCCCTGGGGCGCGCGCCCGAGCTCGCGCACCTCCCGGTGCTCATCGTGTCGGGCTCCCTCGCGGACGAGTCGCCCCGGCGATGCCTCAGCCTCAACATCGTCGGCCGCC